CTAACATGAAAAAAGCACATAAATCATTGTATCCTAATAAATCTGGAACGCCAAAACTGCTCCAAGATTCTAATCTTGTCCAAAGAATTTTAGGTGTATTTTTTTTAATTTTTTGCCAAAATTTTGACTCTGGTTTCATCGTACATGATTAACCTGGGGCCCAGTATCAGTGGGTATATCAATCACACTATCATCCACGTCGTAAGCCGACCCCAGTATTATTAAGGGAGTAACTATATTGATTTGTACGCTAAGTTACGGTATATGTCAAGTGTATGGCTTTAGTAGATAAATTATCAGAACGACAAATTAAGTTTGCAGAATTACTTGTATACAATGAAGGTAGAAAATCAGCTTCTGAATGTGCATATGAAGCAGGGTATACAAGCAGACCAAGACAAGCTGCATCTGAATTACGCAATCCAAAATACTCACCATTGGTAGTTAAATACATAGGTGAGTTAAGAGCTGAAATACAAGAAAAGCATGGTATTGATTTTAATAGGCACCTTGGAGAATTGTCTAAATTAAGAGATGATGCTGCTAAAAAAGGTGCATGGAGTGCTGCCATAAATGCAGAGATAGCACGTGGTAAAGCAGCAGGATTATATGTAGATCAAAAAATAGTTATGACTGGTAATTTAGACAAAATGTCAGAAACAGAATTAGAAAACAAATTAAAACAAATATTAGAAGAACATAAAAACATAATTAATATTACTGAAACTGAATATAGAATAGTAGAAGAATCAGGAAAAGAAAAGGAATTGGGTGTTGACGATAACAAGAAATAATCTTATTATAAACTATCAATGGAAACTTTTTTAATAGTTGTTTTAATAAACGTATTATTGTTTTTAATATTACCATAGTTCTCTCCTTGTGAGTTTGGACCTTTAACCGGTGGTAGTTGGCTCCATTTAACATGGGGCATATTCTTAGTTAATGTTTTATTTTTCATAAATCTAATTTTTCTAATTTAACAATACATCCTATTGGGTAAACATTCCTATCACTAAATCCTTCTTCAGTGCTATCATAACTTGCAAAAGTTCTAATACAAGTTTTATCTTTACTAAAGATATAACCATAACTTACCATTGTAGCAGGAATTAACTTTATAAATTCTTCTGAGTTCGCATGTCCTGAATCACCAACGATATCTAACCAAGTTATTTTATAAAAATAATATCTTTTCTTGTTTATAAATAATGATTTGTATTTTAGTTTCTTTCTTTTGTTCATATTAATCTTTTAACATATAAGGCAGATTTTTACCCCTATTAAGTTTTTTATAAAACAAAAAAAAGTCTCGCGCGGCGAGTACAAATCAATGGCTATTTTCCTTGCTTATTTGACCCTCTGGCAAAACAGAAAAAAAAGATAATAAAAACAGCATCTTATTCCTGCCACCACCACCGCCCCTATCAGGCCTTATCACAAAAAAAAACATGAGGGGTCAGATTCCTCCTTATATCTGGCAAAACCCTAGATAGTAAACATGTGTTTACCATAAAAGAAAAAAGTCAATTAAATCAATCCCCGCTCCGCGCTCCTCGTTTCTTTATTCATTTTCCACTTGTCACCGGACAGCGGAACGCGTATCGTTGCGGCCCCAACTAACAAAAGGAGCAACAATGCCAAAGAAAAAGAACGAAACTATCGAAGATATTATCGATAGAATTGAAGAAGACCTACAAATAATCAGAGATAAAGCCATGGAACAAGATGATATGGATGATGATTTTGAGGATGATGTAGAAGAGGATGAGGACGAAGACGAGGACGAAGAATAAATAATCTTATAGTGTGTGGCAGAAATGTCACACACTACTCACTTAAAAACCTAAAACTGTAATTTCTTTGTGAGTTCTAACTAATAATTGCGGATATTCTGGGTTAGTAGAATAGTTATATAACAAATGAAAATATCTATTTACATTATTAACGCGCAGTTTTGATTGTAATAACCGCTCATTTCTAAATGAAACATAAGAATCTTTAGTATTTAATAGATTCATGTAATATTTTATAGAATCGCATTTAGACTTAAATTTAGCCACTCTGAAGGGGGCATTTGGGTTGTCCCTGGGGGCCATACCGGTATGTAAATTTTTAAACTGATATATGCCCATTAAATTGTTTCCTTCTTTGGCATATCTAGATCTACCATAATTAGATTCTAGTGCTGCTTGTGCTAGCAGCAATTTTCTTGGTATGATTTCTTCTTTCTTCATTCTTTTTTCTAGAT